CACCTGCGGGACTTCACGGAAGCCTGTATTCGTAGAGACATCAGGGACACTGCTATATTGTTGCAACCATAAAATAAATAATAGTTTCCAAATAGCAGCGGTCTAAAACATCGCTGCGAAAAGATATGTCTTTTCTTTCAGTACTCACCCTGTTTCCGGTGTCTTCTTTTGTCAATTGAGCGAATACTCAAACATCTGGCTAGGGAACTAGTCGATAAAGCCTTAGCTTATCTAGTTTCACTTTCGTGAGCTACCCTCGGGCCCACCCAAACACTTTCGCGCCTGAGTGGTCCCTAGCATTTTGCCATGCTATGGCTGGAAGCGTATTCTCTACCCCACCCCGGGGCAATGTTTTATCACGAACATTTAAACGGCGACGATATAAACCGTCCCGGCAGCTGTGAGCGTGCCGGCGGCTCCTGTCAACGCGACAACAATCGTCAACGCGGAGGAGCCATTTGATTGAACCATCCATTTCTGGATGAGCTGGTTTTTATTGGAAGCTGCGGCGGCCGTAGCAAACACCGCAGCATTACCAGAAACAGTCACACCACCAACCTTAATGAGGAGTTGTCCTGCAAAAACCTCATTTGCTGTGTCAACACACTCCACAATCGCATCAACCATATAATTACCCGCAGGCAAAACGATTGAACCAGAAGTATTCACAGCACTCAAGCCATTAAAACTGGCATTTGGCAACAATAAGGTTGTAGACACCCCAGTACTAAGTGTCTGTGCTGTATCAGTGAAAATAGACACTTGATTGTTAACTGGGACGCTTGATGTGCTTTCAAGTACGGGTTTCTCGAAATACCCCGCATAACGAACATGCAACTCACCCAACTTTGTCGTGTTATCAGTGGTTCCTGAGCATCCAACATTCAAGAGACCACAATCATAAGTTTTTACATCAGCTCCACCTGGTAAATTTCCAGGGCGGACATACTTTGGTCCGTTTCCAAAAGCTTCACGACAATCAACACGCAACACAAAATCTTCACATGGCATTTTGTCACTGTGTGGATCACTATCCATTTGTTGCTGTTTTGAAGTGGGGGGTGCATCAGCGGCATCATAATCAAAGCTATATATCACCTTACCAGTAGTGCCGGCTGTAGCAAATTGCGAAACTTCATGCTTATAATAAAACTCAAGCATGGTAAACACGTATTTCTCATAACGTGCCGCAATCTGCGCAAGCCAGGGGAAAACCGCAGCTTGTCCAGGATTAACAGCAAATTGCTTTGCTGTAGTTAGCGCACCTTCTCCATAAGTGGTAGAGCCTAGAATATCTTCTATAAACTCATCCTCACTAAAATTGTGGCGGCGCTTCCCAGGTCTCAACCCATTAGGGCCCCGGGCGCGGACTCCTGAAAAATCCGTCTTTCTTCCATTATTACCACCGCGATTTCTTCTGCGACGGCCACCACGTCCTTTACCTCTTGTTTGATTAAGAGGTAGGGGCACCGCTAATGCCCCAACTCTAGCGAATTGAGCCTTTTTCCTTGGCTGGCGTGGCTGTCTTCCTCGTGGGCGTTGTGCCCTTGCTACTTGTCCGAACATTTGATCCGAACTTTTTATGCGGCTATTATATCTTTCTAGCTTTCCGCACAAACAACTTTGATTCAACAAAGGAAGACGTTCCTTTCCTAGGAACAATGCTTTTAACTCTTGATCAAGGGGAATTTGGTTTTTAGCCATTTTCCAAGTTGGTTCATCATATAACACATGGTCATATTCCTCAATCAACCAAGAGACGAATTCCTGCAAATAATTGCGCATGGGTACATCAGCCCACGCAACCCGTTGAAGGGCCGTTGCTCTAGTCAACGTATAAGCAGGATCGTTAGGGAAACGAGAGTAAAGGAGTGACGTCAATAGCTTATCCCTAGCATAAAGCGGCACTGCACAACCATCAACAAAAACGGTATGTGCCGACAAAAAGTCCAACTCCTCTACTGGGCGGGGTTCCAACGAATCTGTTGTCGTGGTAATCCCAATCTCCGCCCATGTTGGGATAATGCTCTTAGCATTAAAGAACCCAATAGCTTCTTCTGAAACTGTAAAAGTGTTATCATCACCTACCAAAGCTTTGGAGGTGTAGGCCTCAAAGGCCTCATATGTGCGCTTCTCTTCAGGGGCATTCATAACCCAAGCAAACGCAAGTAACACATAAAGTATCAGTGTGTTGTCCGTGATAGTATTCACAGAGCCGGAGGGATTACCCCCCAACTTCATTACAAACACACCTTCAGAAGTAAGAATGAGAGTGTTTATCAAATTTCGATAATAATTCCGAAGTCTATTATAGTTATCTTCGGTTTGATCTTCTGCTCTCAACATCTTCCATCTAAACTCAGCACAGTTCCACATCAAATAGGCCCGCAGCGAAGAGTCATACTGACTCTCATCCAGCGCAAACCCACGTTGGAACTTCTTAAGCTTTTTGAACAAATCATTCCATCCACCCTTAAGTGGACTAAAACCAAGATCGGAAGAGCACACGT